CTCTGGATTATACACTGACTTAATTTCTACTGCTGTTTCTTTAAGAGCAGCGGTGATCAAAGCGTCCCTCACGTGGGTAGACAAATCAGTGATAGGCATATCACCAGCTTCTAGGGTTCTCCCGAGGGATCTGATCCCTGAGTCTGAGAGGAACACAAGGTCCTGCCCAATTGTTTGCACACTGTCTCTCGCGATACAACCGATGCCGTTAATGCCCTCGACAATAGCCATGTTATCCACATCATCCGCATTCTCGTAGACAATGAGAGAGTTTTTACCAAACACCACGAGATAGCCGTTAAAGTCTGCAATTGCCGTCGCCTCATCCATACCATTAGGCCAGAACTTAGCGAGGTCGAAGTTACCACTTGAGCCACCTGTGAAGTTATTAATCAGTAGGTCACTGTAGTAGAGCGTATTATCACTCACAGTCCATAAGCGTCCGTATGCTGAGCATACCATTTCACCTTGGTACTGGGTTCCACCACTATCTTGAAAGTCTGGTGCTGTTGCTGAAGTTGCTACGATTGGATCATGACCAGCCTGAAAGCCTACACACCAGCCATTGAAGTTAACAAATTGCCAGTCATCCCCAGTTGGGGTGGTCATACCGACATTAGTTACTGCTGTGATGGTGCCCGCCACTTCCTTATAAACTTCATTGCCAGCAGCAAGGATGTTAACCGTATTGCCAGCGGCATCTATATATTCGTGTACTGCCTTGACCGTAGGGCTCCCAGCTATAGCTGTACCGTTGATATGCTGACTACCTTTTCTAGACGCAATCCTCCCTACATCGTCGTATACGAAGTTGTTCAACGTAGTAGCCCAACCAGCTGGTAAGATGTTACCCGCCTGCTGAGTGTTCAGCCCCAAGAAACCGGGGGCTGCTATTGTAAGGGGGACTAGGCTCTTAGGCATACCAAGTACTCTCTCCGGTGGTTAAGGACTCGTCCATAGCGATAGCATCACCAAGGGCGTTTGAATATTTATTTAAAGCCTCACCGTGTGTCTTACCATTATCTTCACCACGCTCGGCTATAGCCTTAGCGTAGGTACCCAATACCACGGGCCATGAAGGTACAGACAGAACCTCCGTTCCAAGAACGAAGTCTTCTTGTGGGATAACCAAGTTAAAATTGATTGAGTGTACCCCATCAGGTGTTGGAAATAGGTTGACATATGGATCTCCGTTAACATCCCTACCCTCGAAGTAGAACTCAGTGGGTGTACCAGTATCTGAGCCATTAGCTGCGGCGCGGTACTTTACGTAAGATGCTTTCTCCGGAGTTAGGAATAAGTTGTCAGTGGTTGAATACACACTGAAGTCTTTCTCTTGTAGTTTGAATCGCTCACCAGCGCCTGTAATAGCATACTGAGATGTACCATCAGCGGTGGTAATAGTAACTGTTTGTCGAAGTGCTGTCCACTTCCACGCGTCTTCTACCTCACGCTTAGTCTCATTCACGAGGTCACCAATAAAGGTTGCATAGGTAGTTGAGGTTGGACTTGCCACCTCGCTCTCTCTCAGTCTCCTGAGTACAGAGTTAATAATACTTGTGTATGTTGCCATTGTTCCCTCGTTAGAAAAGGGGACCCCGTTAGGAGCCCCCAATATATTACACTACGTCCTACTGATTACGCATCAACTACGAAAGCAATACCAGACTCGTTACGCAGCGTGCCTACACCATAGATGCAGTCAGCTGTGAACAGGTCGGCTAGATACTCTTGCTTGTAGCTAGTCTGCGAACGAACACTCATCTGCTCGATGTGTGCCAGCGCATCCTTATGGAAGATTGCACCAACGCGATCACCAGACTGCGGAGTCGGAGCGTTAGAGGTAACAAACACTGGAATACCATAGAGGTCACCAATCTGACCATTACGGATAGTGTTACCACCACCAATTTCACCAACAAAAGCTTGCTCAGTGAATCGTGCAATACCCATCAGGGTGTTACGCTCAACAGGGGGAATCACCATGACTCGCTCTGTTTGTGGAACATCGAGGTCGTCGAGAGTTTGGATCATCTTGCGAATACCAGCATCAGTCAGAGCTGCTGCGTTGGAAGTCGCACCGTTGTATGCAGTAGAACCGTCGGAGCCAATAACAGCTGTCTCCCACAGAGCAGCACCAGTACCGCCAGCAGTACCACCTTGGAACTCTTCTGCAAGAGCCCACAGGTCGTTATCTACTTGGGTAGCGAGCGCATAACCTGCGTCGTTAGTGTAGAAACCACGGAACGAATCAATTGCTTGCTTGTCAACGATGTCCTCAATCATGCGTGAGTACTCGTAGTGCTTGTCAATAGACAGGGGCAGGTCAGTAGCAGTATCAACGATCAGTTCAACAGCAACGTTCTTCACCTTTGCAGATGCAGCGCCGCGACCGGGAACAGGGATGTGGATAGTATCACCTTTCTTACCGACATGGTTAATCTTAGTAACCAAGTTGGCGAAGATAAGGTTCTTCTTGTAAGCAGCAATTACGTCATCACTCCACAACTCGGGAATAAATACAGCATTGGTGGTTACGGTTTGGGCAGTAGTATTACCGCCGGGATAATCAGCCATTTAAAAGTCTCCTTATTTAACTCTTTTTTCGGCGTAAGCTAGTTTAATTTCATCTGACATTGCCTCGTACCGTTGAGGATCTCTTATCTTCAGTTGGATTAGTTCCGCCCGTCGATAGATCTTCTTAGTGTTAGCTGGTGCTGATCCTGATTCTACAGTAGCCCTACGGAGATCACCCTTAGCTCGTTCGTTTCTTTCCTCGATAGCCTGCTCTGTGGCAGTGGAACGTGTTACCTTGTACATATCAAGCAAGTCTGAAGCTAACCCAGAGTTTAATGTCTGGTGTGCTTCCTGCAAGATACGTGCACGGCCTCCCTCTTCATTAACCCATGTCTGAAAGGCAGGTGAAGAAACAATTTCTTCAGCATCTTTATGACGTGCGTGGAGAGCGTTACGAGAGATTTCAACTTCACGAGAGTGGAGTGACTCTTCTAACTTCTGTAGACGAGGATTAGAATCCAGCGCCTTATTAACAGCACGAGTCGGGTCATCGATGAAATCATCAAAGCCTACTTCGTCTTCAATATAGTCGTCCTCAGCAACACGCTGGGGCTGCGACACTTGGTTCTTGAGGATTTGGTCAGTTAGCTTGCGCAGCTCCCCGACTTCGTTATTCTTATTACCGAATTCTTTTTCAAGATTTACGTAAGACTTAACCACATCCTCCATAGATTTACCTGTAAACTTCTCAGGCATCTTAAAGGATGCTTCCTCTTCTTGGGGTGCTGACTCAACGGCCTTAGCCTGAGGCTCTGGTTTATCGTTGTTATCAAACAAACTTACTTCTTCTTCAATCACTTCGGGGTCCATATTAAATCCGCCTCTAAAGGTTAGGGTTAAACTGGGAGACTATGGAGAGTCTTGTTCCAGTGGTCATTCGGGAATCATCTTCCCTGCTTTCTCGTGCTGTCTCGCCCACTTATCGGCTGCATCTGGGAAGTGTCCTGAGACTCCTTCCAGTTGTGACCGGACAGGTGAGATCATACGAGTTGAGAGTCCACCACAGGCCTTGCACTCAGTGTGCTTAGTACCTCTTTGGCGTAACTCTTCTTGTATGTGATGGCAATCATCACACTTAAAATCAAACAAAATCAACATTGTCTTCAACTTGATTTGCTAGGTCTTGTTCCCAAGCTAGCTTGATGTAATTCTCGTAGCCTGAGATAGACCTCAACTGCTGGATCTGTCCTCTGGCATACTGCCATGCATCATTTGTTACTGCTCCATCGGGAGCTGCTGTAGTTAATGCTTTCTCCAGATCATCTACAGATTTACTGAAGAACTTCCAACCATCGGAAGCAAACATGTCTACTAACGCTTCATAATCCTTTTCTTCCATTATACTCACCTAAAGATTGCCACAGCTCAATGTCCCTGCGGTATTTAGTTAGCACTTCGTCCATCTTATATTCATTGACCTCATAGGCTGAGGGTGAAGTGTTTTTCATTGGCAACTTGACATCGAAGTAGAGAGGCCAGTATTGGTCTATGTCCTCAAATCGATAGCAAATTGTTGGTACCCACTCACCCTCGGGGGTCTCTAGAAGTTCACATTGTGACTTCCAGTGGTTATCCTCGTGGGTCAGGGTGTAGTCTATGAATTCTTCCCATGTCTTGGTGGGGACATTAGCGAGAGTTGATGCGCCTGTCTCATGTTGGTTCCTTAAGAACCGATACATACTGATCAATCGCAACAAAGGCTCTCGTATGATACCCACCCTAATGGTCTGATGCATAGCCTCTTCAGGTGTTAAGAACTGTATTGGGCTCTTACACCGCTTCATACTAGTACTGCCATTTTTCGGTAGACAACTTATAGCTGTCCATTTACGGTCTGACATTATCCAGCGCTTAGCCATCTTTCTGTTCTCGTTTTGCTAGTTCATATGTCTTATGCCTGTAGTACCAGTTCACTAGGAACGTGAGCGTGGCTAGTAGTAGGCCACAGACCACGCCCCACTCATTTACAGTTAACCCAGATACTACAGTGACTGCGCTAGCGCCATAAGATATATCGGACGCCGTTCTTTGTATTGTGTTTATCATTTCTTTTCCAATTAATCTAACATAAGTAACAGTAGCAAAAGAAATTCTTCATCAAACCTAAGAGCGTCTTCCCTAAAGTCTCTTAGGGCTTGTGCATACCTTACTTGTTCTTGGTAGCGCACCAACTGGGCTATCTCTCTTTCTAATGAATCGGAGATTAATTCCAATGGGGTTAAATCTTCCCCTAACTCTAGCGTAGGTATGATAGGTGCGGCTGGGGTTTCCACCGTTACACCATCAACTTCTACCTTACGTTCAACGATTGCCTCTTTAGACAAATCTGACAAGACCTCTGGGAGCAGCTCATCTGAACCCAAGGGTAACTCTTTTCTCTTTGTTCCAAGGTGGAGTATCCGTCTCCGTTTCTTACCACCTTTAACTTGTACCTCAGGGTTTGCACCCCCACCGGCTTGCCACCAAGGGAGTGTAATGTAGCCCCCGTTGACGCCACCACCACCTCCTGCCTGCCACCAAGGGAGCGTGTAGTAGCCCCCTTGAGAGGCACTACCACTATAACCAATGACAACAGCAGGGGATCTAAATCCACCTGCCATAGCTTAGGCTGGGTCGTTGCCCGTTATCGGGGCTGCTGATGCATCTGTCGTCACTGTCGCTGTCCAAGCTGCTGTTGTATCATCTTCTTCAGTTACAGTAAGAGTTGTCCCAGCAACCGACCACTTGTTCCTCAAGAAACGAAGTGCGTTAAGGGGAGAACGTGCGTTGGTATCACTTACAGAAGACATGTCCCTATTCAATAGGGCATCAGCATTTTCTGTGGCTGTTGGGGCTGTACCTGCTGCGTCTGGGACAACAGTATTCCAGTCGTTACCGCTACCGCCAAGGTTGGTAAGTCCTGCACCAGCAGTACCAATCTCACCAGTGTCAACGAGTATTGCATCCACCACAGTATCAATAGCCGTAAAGCCTGTAGATCCTGATGCTAGGGTGTATGTTGCGTCGATGTATACTTTGTTGATGTAATTCTGCCACCCCATTGTGCCAGTCGTTTGATGCAGAGTTCGATCAGCGTCCCACACCTCATCTTCAATCTCTGCGGCTGTTGGAAGTGCGGCAATGTCTGCGCTAACACTAGCCCCTGCGGGTGCTCCCAGTCTGGCGTAGCTATCACCGGTCTGGGCTGTATGACCAGTGAGAGTAGTAGTCGTGGCTGTCAGAGTAACGTTGCTAACTGCACCTGAACTAGTAACTAGTGTGTCGCCTGCTGTAATCTTAGGTCGGTAAAGCTCAATAGTTCTAGTGACAGGGGCCATGCCAGCATGAGTGATGTGAAACACCATCTCTTCTGAATCATTGCCAGCGCCAATAGTCATATCTTCATCGAGCAGCAACTCATATACACCGGGCATATTCGTTGTATCTGTTTCATTTATAGTAGGCGTAGTAAATGCAGCGGCTATGCCTCCATCGCGAGAACGATACACGGTGAAAGAGCTGAGCCCTGTCTCCCGTGTAGCGAAGTCTGTGGCGTCCACCGCTACAAAATATATATACTGATCGGTAACACCCGATGGGATTCTCATTGTAGAACTCCGTTAAGTCTGTGAGCAGCAATAGCTGCATACTGATTGTCTAATCTCTGATGGCCCCAAGGGGAGGGAGTTACGCCAGCTGCCGCTGCTTCTATGGTCGCATTGATAACGAACCCGCTCGGAGTCATTACCGTTTGGTCAGCTACGTCAAACGTGGTGACCACGCCATCAGGGGCCATTACTGTGCGTTCAGTAGCCATCAGGTAACCTCTATCTTAGGATCGAAGTATACCGTTACAGGCGTTGAAGCGTACCGCTTGGCAAAGTGAACTCGGGCGCGCACAAAGCCACTAAAACCCGGAGTTGTTACCACTGAAAAGGATCGTTTATAGGTGTCATGCGAACTCCAAGTTGATGTCGTATCGTCAACTCCAGCTGCTGTACTTGATCCCGGAGCGAACGGGGCTGTATCTATAACACCTACGCTGGTATCGCTAGAAGCGACAATTGTATGATCAGGCTGTGCAGAGTCGCCCTCGTCGGGGGTTAAAAACTCCACGTAAAGATCGTCCTCGTTAAGATCAGCATTTGATGAATCTGCATTATCATGCGTAGTATAAACTGTCAGTGTTTTGCTCGTCCCGCCTTCTACCCAAACTGAAAGCCAGTCAGAACTAAGCCTATGGAGGCTACCTTCCATGGTTGAGTCGACAGTCGGAGTCATTGCATAGGAAAATGTGCCGGTGGTTCCACCATCATCCGCGCCACCAGTCCGATACACTGAACTATTTGCAACCTCCCCAGCCCCGGTCTTTAACAGGTAATCTTGATAAGTGTCGGCGTTTCCTTTGCTGCTACCATCCGCCGACAATATGACTTTTGTAAAAGAATACGTTGGGGAGTCGGGTGAGCCCGTTACTGCCCATGAGGCCGGAAGCTTGCAGTTTACAAATTCCGTAAATGCATCATTAACTCCCGCGTCCCATATATATGTTCCTGCAAAATCACTCAAATCTACACCCTCAAAATGTGCCTTGCCTTTTTGGATGCTTTTAAGATTCATGTTTGTCGGCGATGTAGTAGTCCAGTTCACCGAGCCGCCGCGCATTCTGAAACTACAGGTGCGCAGTAGAAACTGAAATGAGGAAGTCGGACCAGTGATCGTTGTATTATTCATCTCAACATTCGAGTCGAGATCCATCCAAAAATAGCCGCCCACCACAAGCTCGCAATCCTGAAAATAGATCGATGCCACATTTGAGGTAATCGAAAACCTGTCCTCAGTAACCATTCTCATCCCATGAAAGCTTGCGCCTACATAGTTCGAACCAACGGTTAAATCATTAGTCGATGTGCCAGTGTTTTCAAAAGATGGTAGCGTATCAGTCCCGCGTACCGCTAAATCAGCCGTCGCGGGTGGTTCTGCCGTAGTACCATCTTTACAGCCAATAACCCTTACAGGATTATACCTAGAGCTGGCGGGACAGGCTAGGGTCCTAGTCGCGTCCACAATATCATCTGTCGGGGTTCCAGCATTCGTCCGGCGCACATAAACAATTCCGCCAGCACCTGCCGCAGTAACCGCAGCTTGTAATGTTATCTTGGCGAGCGCCCAAGTCGATCCGTCATTCGCATCATTGCCAGCTTCGAAGTCGCAGTAGATAGTCGCCATTACCAGCCCACCCCTTGCGTCCAAACTCTTAGCGCGTCTGCCTCAAGCCCACTCTTAACACCAGTGATTTGATTGTATCGATCTGCTACCAAGCCATACTCCTGACTGGTTACGCCAAGATAATTAGCTCGGGCGTTTGCATTGGCCCCACCGCGTTGCTCGAATGCTCTGAACCACGGGAGCGTCTGGGAGAACT